TAGCAGGTTCCTTATTCTCTTCTTTCTTATCTTCTACTTTTCCTTTTAAGTAACTAGGAATTATTAATTTACTCATCTTTGTTTACCTCTTTTAATAAATCTTGATAATCTAAAAATAATCCCTCTAATGCGTGTAACTTACCTAACTCATATTGATATTGATCAAAAGAATTAACTTGCCTACTTAAAATATCATCTCTTTTTTCATCTATCTTTTTAGAGATTAATTGTTTTACTTTGTAATCGAAATGTTCCACTATTTTGTAATATTCTTAGATTTTTCGAAACTGCGGAGCCCGGCCATTCCGAGTAAGGCCGTGACGAGCGGGAATAAAGTCGACATGTCAAGCTCTGGGAGAGGGTTATGTTGAATGCTAAAAGCTGCCAATACAAAAACTAAAAATTGTTTTATTACAAATTCCCACGCTATGGCTAACGCACAGGACATCCCGATGAGGGGCCTCCACGACCGCTGCATTATACCGCCTATGCCTGTAGCTTGTGACTTGGCATCGGCCAAGTTAATGTCCATTTGCTTTTTGCTTAGTTCAGCTTCTATTTCTTTTAATTTTGTTTTTGCAGCTAACTTCTCTTCTTCTGAGGTGTGAACGCTATCAATTACTTTCCCGACAGTTTCTACTAGAGAGCCACCGCCTAATATTTTACTAAGAACCAATATAAACTCCTAACGCTAAGAAAACGACAGCTATGATCACATCACGTTTCTTCACATTAGAAGTAAAGCTTTTCACTTTAGATAGTATCTCTGTTGGTATACCCATTAAAATACTCCTTCAAATTTAAGACCCTTAGATGCTATTCCATAACCTCGTTTGGTTTTTTTATCCTCGGGTACTTTGCCTACTGGCATAATTTTTCCCGGTGGAATAGATAAGCCCTGAGATGCAGGACCTTTTTTTGGTGGGACAGTTTTTGTCAATCTTTTAACCATTAGTGAATAGTAGGTTCTTTTTCATCGTTTTGCAACCTAGAAATTTGAGTGTGAATATATGAGTCTGCTAATTGTTCGCCATAAGCGTCAACTATTGCTTCTCTACTCATGGCTAACATTACCTGAGCCACTTCAATTAAGTTAGCCCCACTATCAATTTGCCCTTGAACATAAGCCCTAGTATCACTAATTATTTTTTCAACACGTTTCTGTGTTTCTTTGTCCATATCTACAATATAGGTTTTATTTTTTTGTTTTTCTAGTTTTCTTTTTAACACCTTTGATTGTGCCTTTATTAGCAGAAGCATAAAAGACTGTTTGACCTTT